CGTTGGCAACGGGTTCATGATGTTGTTGACGGTGAATATCAGTTGAAAAAACGGGATGAGGAAAAACCCGGTACATATTTACGTGTTATCAATCCGTTAGATACATCCGATTACAATAAGCGTTTGAATGCCAGCTATCGAAAATCAGCCGTGTTGTATAACGCCACAGGGCGCACCTTAATTGGGTTGCTAGGTATGCTGTATCGGGTCGAGCCTACGGTTCCAGAATTGCCCGAATTAATGGAGTATATTGAAACAGATATTGATGGTAATGGGATGGGGATCAATCAGCAATCACACGCTGTTTCATCTGAAGTTATTCAAATTGGTAGGCACGGTTTACTAACTGATATACCGATGAAAAAAGAGGGTGAAGAAGAAAAACCAACAACGATTGCTGATGTTCATAACGGTTTTAGACCGTTTGTTAAAAAATATAATGCTGCTGATATCATTGATTGGAATCAGTCATCCTTTAATGGAATGATGACTCTTGATTTGGTGGTTTTATCAGAAACGGTTAGTACCTTTGTTGATGAGCATAGAATCAAGCGTGAAATTAAAAAACGTTATCGCATCCTAAGATTGACTGAAGGGAAATATACTCAACAATTATGGGTTGAAGGTAACGATTCACCAGAGGAAGAAATCGAAATTATAGATGGTTTCGGTAACCCATGGGACGAAATACCGTTTGAATTTATCGGTTCTGAAAATAATGATTCTGTGATAGATTTTGCACCATTGGAATCATTGACAGATGTTAATGTTGGACACGTTAGAAATAGTGCCGACCTTGAACACAGTTCATTTCAGTTATCTGCTGCAACTCCTTGGATTGCCGATGATGCATATAATACCCGACAAAATAACCCGAATAATAAAGATACCAAAACACAGAAATTTGGTGAAACGTCCATTATTGTAATGGGCAAAGGTGGTCAATTTGGTTATGCTCAACCAAGTCCGAATGTACTTGCTAACGATTTAGCCAAGAATAAAGAAGAACAAATGGTTGCACTTGGGGCGCAATTGATTTCTGAAGGTGGAGGAGCCGAAACAGCGGAAGCAGTCAGGACTAAAAAAGCCGCTGATACTTCAATGTTATCAATTATTGGTATTAATGTTTCCAATGGATACACAAAATCTTTAGGTTGGATTGCAAGATTTTTAAAAGTCGATTTTAAAGGTGAATATCAGTTAAATAGCAATTTCTTTGACAGTAAATTAACTCCACAGGAGCGGCAACAGATTGTTGTTGAATGGCAATCTGGTTTATACCCTGTCAGAATTGCAAGGGAGCAGTTGCAAGCAGCTAAGGTGATTTCCAGTGATGAAGATTTGGGGGTATTGCAAGTAGAGGTTGATGGGGAATTGCCCGGTGTTGATTTGGGCGATGAATAATGCCAACCGCACCAGAACAATTAAAAAATATTGAAATCAGAAATCAGGTTTTTCTTGAAGGGTTGAAAGAAGGTGAACACCGAAAATTTGCTAAGTTTCTGCGTGATTTATCGTTGCAATTAATCAAAAGGTTAGAATCTGAAGGTCAGACAATTCAAACCAAACGTAGATTACAAATTTTACTTGCTGATTTTAATGAGATTCAGAATTTGATTTATTCTGAATATACTGATTTATTAACTGATGATCTTGAAAAAACAACTATTGATCAGGCCGATTTTGAAGCTGAAGCATTGAGTAGAACGGTGAAAAATTTTGATTCTGTTTTACCTGCACCTGCACAATTATTAACAGCTTCCAGAATAATCCCAATGTCGGTACAGGGATTGACTAGTAAACCTTTGTTGAAACCGTTCATTAAAGATTGGACTACTGACAGCATTAACAGAGTAAATACCGTTATTCAACAAGGGTTTGCGCAGGGTAAGACCGTTAATCAAATGAGTTTGGAGATTAGAGGCACTAAGCAGCAGAAATTTAAAAACGGTGTACTGGGTAAGATTAACCGTGATAATCGGGCTATTGTTCGCACTTCTGTACAGCATGTCGCAAGTGTAGCCCGTACTGAGACGATGAGACAAAATAGCGATGTGGTTAAAGGGTATGAATGGGTTTCAACTTTGGATAGTCGTACTAGTTCACAATGTAGGGGTCTGGATGGTAGAACGTTTGATATTGGTGTGGGACCATTGCCACCAATTCATGTAAATTGTCGATCAACGACGGTGGCAGTTTTAGATGATCGGTTTGATTTTTTAGATAAAGATGCCAAACGTCCGGCAGTTGGTGAAAAAAAGATTGGACAAGTTGCCGCAGATAAAACATACTATGAATGGTTTACAACTGAATCTGCGAAATTTCAAAATTCCGTGATTGGAGTTAATAGAGGTAAATTGTTACGAAACGGTGGTTTAACTGCTGAACAATTTGCACGATGGAGTTTGGATAAGAATTTTCAACCGTTGACACTTGATGAAATGAGAGTGAAACGACCAGAAGTATTTGAAGAAGCTAATATTTAGTGATAAAGAATACGTATTTATTTTTATGACCCCCTGTGAGTTAAGATGTTTGAATTAATGTAAGTAGTATCTAATATCGGCGATAGTTTAATGATAAGGAGTACCGGTGATCACACCGGATTATACTGGTTCAACTCTAGTCGTTGAATATGTTAGGTACTGCTTGCATTAATATTCGTTATAAATTGGAGTTATTGAAATGAAGCTTGAAGGAATAGAAGGACTTACAGACGCACAGAAAAAAATAATCATTAAAGAGTATGGTTTGAGTGTTTCTGAGTTGGAAAAGAAGTATAATGAATTGTTGGCAGACACAAAGAAAAACAGTAATGATAAAAAAGAACAAGATGAAAAGGTTAAGAAGGATCAAGAGAAAGTAGACGCTGATAAAATTCGTAGTGCTAGTAGTCTTGACGAAATGAAAAATCTTCTTAAAGAACGGGATGCAAAAACACAACAACTTGAGCAACGTATCCTTGATGGTGAAAAGAAACGGGTAGATGTTGAAAACTCCCGTACTGTTGATATTTTCGTTGATAAGTTCATCAATACTAATGTAGTTAATGATCCTTTAATTCGTGGTGCTATTAAAGACAGAATTTCAACTCGCCTTGGTGTTCGAGATGGTAATATTGTTGAATTGAACGGTTCTGAATTAACGGGTAAAACTGGTGATCAAGTTTTATCTGAAATTAAAGCCGATAAGGGTTATAGTAACCATTTGATTGCAAATAGTGCTAAAGGTGGTGGGTCTACTGGAGGTAGTGGTAGTAGTGCTGGTGTTGTTGATAAGACAATGAGTAGGGCTGAATTTAATTCTACTCCTTCTTCACAGGTTGCTAGTTTCATTCGTGATGGTGGCAATGTAGTTGATTAAATCAAATAATTTAAAAGGATTTCCATTGTGTCGGCAAATACACTTACCGGATTAATTCGTGTCATCTATCGAAATTTAGATGTTGTTTCACAAGAGGCTGTGGGTTATGCACCTTCTGTTTCTCGTGATGCAGAAGCCTCAAGAGCTGCTCTTAATCAGGTTATCACCATTAACCGTACCCCTCCTGCCGTTGTAAAGAATATTACGCCATCAATGCAGACAACAGAAGCTGCTGGGGTAGTGATGGATCCTGTTAGTATGGCAATCACTAAATCTCGTGCTGTAGCATTACCGTGGCGGGGAGAGGAAATTCTTTCTCTTCAGGCTCCTGGACCAGGACACAATACGATTCTTGATGATGAGATTCAACAGGCATTTCGTGCTTTGCGGAATGAGATTGATGTTGATTTAGCAACAGAAATTAAAAATACGGCATCTAGGGCTATTGGTGCAGCGGGAAGTACTCCTTTTAACAATACTATTAATGAATCAGCCGATGCACTAAAAGTCATGATTGACAATGGTGCTCCACAAACTGATTTACAAATGGTCATTAATTCAACTGCCGGGGCACAATTACGGAAAAATACCCAGTTGACCAAAGTAAATGAAGCTGGTACAGATCAAACTTTACGTAACGGCTTATTGTTGAATTTGAACAGTTTTCAGATTCGGGAATCTGCTGGTGTTCAAACTACACCCATTGGTACTGGTTCTGGTTATGTTACTGATACTCCCGCCGCTGCAACTTTACCAATTGGAACTACTGATATATTGCTGCTCCTGGTTTACGTGAGACTCTAGCTGATGGTGTTGCAATGACCATTGGTAGTCTTGCGGTTCAAAATTCATTTTTCAGTCGCTCGGGTGTCATTCTTTTAAATCGATTACCTGCATTACCTGGTGGTAGAGATATGGCAACAGATCGATTTGTCATTACTGATTCCAATAATAATTTAGTTTTTGATATTGCGTTGTATCTTGGATACCATATGGCGCAATGGGAAATTGGTACTTCTTGGGGTGTTAAGAATATCAAACCAGAGCATACCGGTACATTACTTGGATGATTATAAACAGTTAGTTTTAAGTTGATAATATTAATACCAACTGTTTATAATTTGACAGTTGGTATTTTTTTTTTTTAATTTAGATTGGAGTTTCTATCATGCGTTGCCCAACAGAAGATATTGATATCG